CCAATTAGGTTCTTGATTTAACATTTCAGTATAATGATCATTATCTCGAATTAACTTGTAGACGTTGACATTAAGAAAGTCAATCTTAACATAGCCTCGTTCTTCTGCTGACTCATAATCAATACTGGCACAGTCATTGATTGGATCATAAGGAACTTCTGTTACATAAACACCTGAGTTATGTTTACGCACACCATCTTTATGTTCTTGACGTGCAGACACATGCTTGATATGTTTTAATATATCTTCTCTGTCAGCGAAATCTATATCTATGTCTGCGTCAAACTTCATATCTTAATTATATACTAAACCAACCAAGTTTGTCAACTAGTGGCTTAACTACTTTTGTGTAATAGTTTAAGTTACCGTCAGATCCAGGATGTCCTTGCCATCCATACTGATCAAAATCAGGTGGTTTAATATTATCTTGTTCATTAATACTCAAATATGTGTTTTCAAATATTACACATTCTTTTAGTTGATTTATTTGTTGTATAATATATTGACCAGCAGGCCACATATCTTGATACACAAAAGGAACACTTAGATTTAGTATAACAAATTTAGCATTTTGAGACGTAAAATATTGATGGATGAGATAAACTTTTTCTAAAACTTGAATATCGTGCCACTCCTCCGAAAAGTGATTTAGTCGTTGGCGATCACTTTCATATCGTTCGATTATTTTTAGATTATCAACATTTTCTAAACAAGAAATTGGTTCTGTAGTTATGTCAGTGTCATTGATAATTGTTTTATGTAGGTTATATCCTGAGGCTTCTTTGTAAACTGCTTCACGAGTTGTAGGAGGAATACCAATTATAAAAAAGTCATTTTTAAAATCGTGTGTTTGATTTAATAAGATGTGTAGGATGGCATCAAAACTAAATCCTGGTGATGAATAATTAACAATATCAGTGTTTAGATCATTGGCCAGTAACCCCCAAAAACTATCTTTGGCATCTACAAGATAGTTAGGACTAGTATAACTATCACCAAGTACTTGTAAAGTCATTACCAACCTGCCTGTTTTAACATTTCTCTAACATACTCTGTGTCGCCTGGATAGTCTTTTAATTTTTTATGCCAACGTTCTGGATCAATGTAGTTGTAAACTATGGCTAATTGTTCTTCAGTTAAGTTTTCTAAAAACTCGTGTCCTGAGTCGCAGTTAAAAATAGTCCAACCTGTTACACGTCCTGTTGTAATTAAATGGCATATTTTGTTTGAGTTACCATAACGTAAAAAGTGTTCTGTGGGATTGTTTGAATCATATGCCCAGGCAACACCTGTTTCTAATGCACGTGTCAGTGCATCTGTTGCTGGTTCTTTATAGACCCATTCTAATAAAAACTCATCATATAGTTTATCAGTTCCCCAATAGTCTATACGTTTATTACCTTTTAATAACCAATCAGCAAAACGTTCTGGATTAATAACACGTGCATTAACACAATAGTTGCCAAACTTAATAAATGCTTTATAGTATGCTGACGTGGCAAAGTCATCAAATGTTTTTTGTTTTGCTGAACCTTGTGTTAGTTCATAAAAGCGTATAAAGTTTGTGAAACCAATACGACTTGCTGGTGTGTCTTTGTCTTGGAAACGTTTCTTTTGTTCGCAGACATGCACAGACAGTGTTGACTCTCTGGTAAATGATCTTTCACAATACTTACATTTATAAGTCGGCTTTGATTCGCTTATCGTCCCAGCCATGTTCTTTTGCTAGTTCCTTTATATCTTTTGGTGTTAACATTGATAACTGTAGATCCAATTCATCAGATTTCATATTTGGATACAGTTCACTTAAAAACTTTCTTGCTTTATTGTTTGAAGTTCCTTCTTTCTTTTTAGCCGCTAACCAATAGTGAAACTGATTGCCCATTTTAGGACTTACCACGGTACACATTAACCATTGTAGTTTTGTATGTTTGTTTAAATCAAAGAAGTGTTTATTAACGTACTTGTTTGTAGCCATAAGGTAGTAGGCCTGCATGTCTGCATTACCACCTACACTAGCACCATACCTTAGCATTAGATATGTGCTAAACTGTTTCCGTTCCTCATCAGTAAACTTGTCATAGTAGGCACGATCTTTACGATCAAATGCCGCCATTTCATTACCAATGTATAAGGGTGAGCTCTTGTCTGCTGGCATTAAAATACCTTATCGTATTGCACCACTTCACAGTTGCGTGATATATCCTTAACAAAATATACACAATCTGGTTCTTTATCATCACCTAATGGTATAGTTAGTAGTTGTCCATTTTTAAGTTTAGGACAGTACCAATTAACATCATTATACACGTCAACAATTTCAATGTCAAGAAATGTACTTCTAAATCCTGTTAATGGATTAAATTGGAATGCTTTGAATCCTCTGTCGTTTATACTTGTTAATGGTAGTACTTCTAAGTTACCACAGTCAGGTTCGCCTATTAGTATTTGCCAATCCACTGGCATTTTAATTTCATGATCGCCTATGCGTAATACCAATGCAGGGCTATTAAATGATTCTAAAAAGATCAATGGTATCCAATGATGATCTGGTTGTGCAGGATCACTGTTGTCTAAAACAGAGAAACGCATATCATCAACTTCTTCTGGCAGTTGATCTAATTCATATCTAATGTTATCTAATGTTAATATTCTCATGTAGTTATTTTATAATCCTGTATTGTATTTGTCAATCTTGCCATTCCGCTTTTTCTACCGTAAATGGATAATTTGCTTCTCTATAAAATGCTTTACGTTTTGTTAAATGTCTTTTGGCAAACTTACAGGTTGATGTTATATCCCAAATTTGCACAAAATCTTTATCCTCAGCCTTTCTAATGCCTCTACCAATACTTTGAATAACCCGTACAAAACTCTTACCAGGCTCCACAAGCACCAAATTGAAAATCCGAGGAATATTAATACCAACAGCGGCAACACCATAAGTAGCAACAATAACTCTATCATCCATTGTGGCCACTTCGTCATAGGATTCTTTTCTATCATTTGCTTTAGTTCCTCCTGAAACAAATACCGATCCAGGTATAAGCTCTGTTAAACGTTTACCTGGTGCTATACGATCAACTAGAATTAACGTATTGCCTGACTCTTTAATTGTTGTAATTAAATTAGCAATATACTGCATACGTTCTTCTGTCTCTAACAAATATCGTAATTCTGATTGATAATCTTTATACTCAACGTGGTCGACTAACTGTACAACATTAACATGACAGTTTGCTAACACGCCTTCCTGTTGTAGTTCATTTGCTGACAGTCTACCTATAACATCGCCTAGGCTACATCTTAGACTAACAAATTCATAATCTTCTTTGGGTACAGTACCAGTTAGTCCCCAACGAATAGGAATGTGCGACATTGGTCCTGTTAATAATGTGCGTAGTGCATCTGCTTTGGCCATGTGTACTTCATCTACCATAACACAAACTACGTCATGCAAAAACTCATCTATGGTAATGTCTACTTCTTTGGCACGGGTATTTTTCATTAGTATGTTTAAACTTTGCCAAGTACAGATAGTGTGTGTACGACCAAACTCTTTACGATCACCAAAGAACACACCTACGTCTAATCCCATATTGATGTAGTCTGCTTCTGTTTGTGTAACTAAACTTTTGTTTGGAACAATAACTATTGTACGACCGTGTGTTTCGCATCTATGACTTAGTACAGCAGTAATTAAAGTCTTACCTGCACCTGTGGCTACTTCTTGAATACATTGTGGGTTTTCTAAAAACTTGTTGATGACTTCTACTTGATAGTCACGCAACATAATTGGCTGTCCTTCACAAGGATGTTTTGGAGGCCAAACATAATCACTATAACTATCTTCTTGTACAGATTCAAAACCATAACTGGTTGAATAGTCACGAATATCTTCTAGTTCAATATCATAATTGTATTCTTCTAACACAGGAATAATATCTGGTAGTAGGTTAACATAAGTGCTACCGCCTAACTGAAAGAAACCTACTTTGCCATCCCAACGGCCAAGTCTAACTGCTGGCATGTATCTAGCACCAGGTATCTCATATTTGAATTTATTGGTTAGTGTTTTGCGAACGTCAAGTTCAAGACCTTCAATCTTAACGTTAACTTCATCACGCACTATGAT